CTATGGCAATCAATATCGTGTTAACTATATGGAAGAGAAAGTGTTGTTGGAAGGAAGTGGGCAAAATTTAATTTGTAAGTATGTTGCAGAACGAATAAAAATGTTTAATCCAAATGCAAAATTTATTGTTTGCGTTCGTGATCCAAATACAAGAGCTTTTTCTCATTGGAAAATGCAGAAAAATTATCGTCCTGGATATACTTATGATAAGTATTCTGTTGCTATAAAAAAGAATCTTGAAATATTTGATCCAGATGTTTTCTCATTAGAAAGTGAAAGAATGGCATCATTCGATGGACGCAATGAGTCGTATAGACCAACATTTATTGAACATGGGCTGTATTATCGAAACATTCAACCTTATGTAAAATTATTTGGATTAGAAAATATTTTCTTCATTGACTTTGATGATATAAAAAATTCTAATCCAGAAATGATAGTAGAGCTTGCGAATTTTTTAGAAATAAAACTAGGTTGGTATAATATTCCATGGTCTAACCATGGAGTAGAAAATAATAAAATCAGCATTATTAACCAAGCTGAACAAATTTGGATAAAAGATGCTGAACAATTTTCTAAATTAACAGGTATTGATTTTGTGGAGAGATGGTATGGATAAAAAAGCGTTATATGTACAAGTGGGTGGCGATCACTATAAAAAATTAGCCATACAACCCGCTGTTTATTGTCGTGCTAATAAAATGCTGGGGCTTGAATCCAGCGTTGTTCGTTACGTCACTAGGCACAAAGATAAAAATGGTGCAGAGGATATAAAGAAGGCAATCCACTGCTTACAAATGATACTTGAAATGGATTATAGCGATGAGCAAAAAACTTAAAACCATAATTAGTTTTGATACAGAGACGACTGGGCTTTTGAAACCTGAAGAAAATCCTGTATCAGAACAGCCAAGGATTATAGAGTTTGCAGCAATGAAATTCGATCAAAGCGGAAACCTGCTGGATCAAATAGAATTGCTTATTAACCCAGGGATCCAATTGCCACCTGTCATAACAAAGATTACAGGGAAAACAGATAGAGACTTGCAAGACAAGCCTTCATTCGTTGAAGTATTTAGCGACATAGCGTCTTTTTTTGTAGGGGCTGATATTCTAACGGCTCACAATTTAGCGTTCGATAGAGACCTTCTAGCTAACGAATTATTAAGGATCGACAGAGTGTTTAACTTCCCGTTTGCCCCTATGCAAATTTGCACTGTCAAAAGTACATTGCAACTCCAAGGATATAGATTGAATCTTACAAAGCTTCACAACTATTTATTTGGATGTGATTTTGTAGATGCTCACTCAGCATTGGGCGATGTAAAAGCTCAGTCAAGATGCTTCTTTGAATTAGTTAAAAGAGGAGATATAAAATTATGATCCATTTAGCTGTAAGATCAGAATACAGCTTTAAGAAGGCATTCGCACCAATAAGTAAAATTGTTCAGCTTCCACAAGATGTAATTGGTATAGCTGACGACAACAATACTTTTTGCCATGCCTTCTTTGATAAAGCTATGAGGTCAGTAGGTAAGAAGCCAATATTTGGTGTAAGACTTACTGTAACAGATAACATAAAAGAAAGGTTTGATTACAAAGGATTCCAAGTTATTTTGCTTGCTAAAAATAATGATGGACTAAAAGAAATTTATCGCCTAGTTTCAAAAGCATGGGATCAATTTTATTATTTTCCAAGATTAAGTTTAGACAATTTACTTGGAATATCAGAAAACATAGTAATTGTAAATGGAACAATTCAAGATGATTCTAATATAGATTATTTTGCAAATAACTTTGTGACAAATCCTACTGGGCAAATAAAAGGGGGTGTTTACATAGACGACAATAATTTTATTGATCGAAAGGATAAAGGTGTTTATCAATTAATGGCTGGCTCATCTAAACGTGGAGATGAAAGGAACTATAGTTTTGAAAATGACCACAATCCTCAATATGTTTTAAGTGAAAATGAAGTAAGAGCATACTTTGGTCAAGAAGCAATAAATAACACTATTGAAATTGCCAACTCGTGCAATGCAACGCTTGAACACGCTTCAATGGTTAAATTTGAGGGCAAAACATCTATTATAAAACAATGTGTTAAAACATCAAAATATTCTTTATTAGATGACCCCATATATTGGAAAAGATTTGAATATGAGTTGGATTTAATCAAAAATAAAGGATACGAGGATTATTTTTTAATCGTATCAGATATGATTCAATTTGCTAAAAAGTCTGGTGTATTCGTTGGACCATCAAGAGGATCATCAGCAGGTAGTTTAGTTTGTTATTTGTTAGATATAACTGAAATTGATCCAATAAAACACAACTTATTGTTTGAGCGTTTTATTGATATTAACAGAAACGACTTACCAGATATAGATATAGATTTTCCAGATGATAAAAGGGAATCTATAATCAAATATCTTGTAACAAAATATGGCATTAATAATGTAGCGTCACTTGCCAATATTAATAGGTTTCAGGCAAAAACATCAATCAATGAATTTGCTATGTGCCTAGGTATTCCAAAATATGAAACTGATGCAGTTAAGGATGCAATAGTTGTCCGATCTGGTGGTGATGCTCGGGCGTCAAATAAGATGGAAGATACATTCTCTGATACTGATGCTGGTCAAAAGTTTATCGAGAAATATCCAGTAATGAAATTAGTTCAGCACGTTGAAGGACATGCTAGCCATGCAGGAAAACATGCTGCTGGAATCATTGTGTCCAATAATGCACTTTCTAATTATGCTGCTACAAACTCCAAAGATGGTATTGTAATGCTTGATAAGCGTTCGGCAGATTATCTTGGATTATTAAAGATAGATGTGTTAGGGCTTAGAACGCTCACAATACTAGCGGATATTTGCAAAATGATTAAAATGCCATTCAAAGCAATTTATGATCTTCCGCTGGATGATGCTGCATCTTATCAAATCTTTCAAGATATGCGTCTGGATTCTATTTTTCAATTCGATGGCCCAGCTCTTAGAAACATTGTAAAACAGATAGGGGCGCATGAGTTTAACGACTTAGCATTGATTACTGCGCTAAGTAGACCAGGCGCACTTAACTCTGGTGGTACAGGTAGGTATATTGAATATAAGAAAGGTAATAGAGAGCCAGAATATCGTTCAGAAATGCACAAGGAAATAACTCAAGAATCTTTGGGTGTTGTTGTTTATCAAGAACAGATGATGGAGATTGCCAGAAAGATAGGCAGGCTTAGTTGGGAAGATGTTCAAAAATTAAGGAGGGCATCATCCAAATCATTAGGTGATGAATATTTTGGTCAATTTAAAGATTCATTTATCAAGGGGGCGATAGAAGGTGGCGAAAATGAAACAGATGCGAATTGGTATTGGGAAAATATTAGAACTGCTGGCTCGTGGCTTTTCAATAAATCTCATGCTGTATCATATGGGGTTATTAGCTATTGGACAGCGTTCTTTAAAGCGAATTATCCACTTGAGTTTACTGTTGCTAATCTTAACCATCAGTCTGATAATTCGGCGTCAATTAAATTATTAAGGGATATGCACGAAAACGAAGGAATAACATATATCCCAATTGATCCTGATACGTCAACTGAAAAGTGGACAGTGCAAAATGGTATTATTGTAGGAAGTTTAACAAATCTTGATGGTATAGGTGTTGCAAAAGCTAAAAAGATAGTTGCAGATAGAAAAGTTGGTAAAAAGCCAACACCTGCAATATTTAAAAAGTTAATGAATCCAGTTACAGATTTTGACTTGTTATATCCTTGTAGAGAAAAATTCAAAGATTTCTATAATGATCCAGTTAGTTGTGGATTAGATGCAAGAGTGAACTTCATTCGTGAAGTAACAGGAAAGGGGAAATATCTAATTATTGGCAAAGTAATTGAGCGAGATCCACGTTCGCGTAATGATTATCAGTCTGTTGTTCGTAGAGATGGAAAATTAATCGAAGGCAATGCTTTATATTTACGACTTATAATAGAAGATGATACAGATTCTGTAATATGTATAATTAGTCATAAAAAATGGTTTGATCTTAATGGTGAGCATTATGCTAATGCTCTTATTCCAAATAAATCTTACGTTATAATTCAAGGTTCTATAAAAAGTGACTGGAGAACTATAGATGTCGAGAGAATCGGAGTGCTGGAAAATGATTAGTCAAAATGAATTGAAAGAAATAATACATTATGATCCAGAAACTGGAATATTTTCATATGCAAAAGATTATATTTCAGAAAATGGTTATAAAAGAAATAAAGGTGACGTTATAAAAAGTAAAGTTGGTGAAGGGTACTTAGGAGTTTCAATTTTTGGAAAACAATATCGCTTACACCATTTAGCATTTTTATATATGTTAGGATATATGCCAAAAGAAGTTGACCATGATGATGGCGTTAGATTTAATAATAAATGGGAAAATCTTAAAGATTGTACTCGTAGTGAAAATATGAAAAATAGAAAAATTAGCTCATATAATTCTACTGGTATAATAGGTGTGCATTTAAGAAAAGATACATTACAATATTCTTCAACGATAACTGTAAATGGAAAAATAATACGCTTAGGCTGTTATCCAACAAAAAATGAAGCTGCAAAGGTAAGAAAAGAAGCAGAATTAAAATATGGATTTAATAAAAATCATGGTAGAAAGGCATGAACAGAAAGCCTAAAATTCCTGATTTCCCATTTATGATTCAAAAATTAGTTGATGATGGGGGCAGTTTGCAAAAATTAGCTGATGAGATTGGAACCCATCGATCAACTTTGAGTCAAATAAAAAATGAAGTAAGACCAATATCAGCGGAATGGTTAGCATCTTATTACTTGCTTGATATTTACATTAGAAAATATGGAACTCCTATTCCATTTTATGGTGATCATAAAGAATAAAGAAAAAACAACACTTTACATAAAAGACAATACTGGCAATATTCGAATTTGGGGTATTGAAGTCGAAAATAACCAGATCATAATAACTCATGGGCAACTAGGTGGAATCATTCAGGTTAAGACAGAGGATGTTCCATTTGGTAAAGGTGGACGTAGTCGTGATGACCAAATTATATCAAGAGTAGCTTCGCGCATATCTAAACAGATGGACAAAGGCTATGTTTTGTCATTAACACAAGCTGAGAAAACAAAGCCAGTGAACACTCTAGGATTAGAAAAGCCTATGTTAGCAAAGCGATTTGATCAACTATCGAATGTTGATCTTGACAACTCATTCATACAACGCAAATATAACGGGCATAGGTGCATCATAACAAAGCGAAATAACAAGATGATTGCATACAGTAGGCAAGGTAAATTAATCCGCTCTATTGAGCATATTGTAGCGCCTTTATCGCATCAAATTAGCGAGGGAGAATCTATTGATGGAGAACTTTATAGCCATGGAATAAAACTTCAAACTATATCTAGCTGGATAAAAAGAGAACAACCTGAAAGCAAACTATTAAATTATGTCATGTATGATGCAATAATGGACAATAGCTATAAAGAGCGATTAGATAGATTGCTTGAAATACAAACAAAAAATGAAGCTTTTATGATTGCTCCAACTAAATATGCTAACTTAGTACCATCCATAAGAGACGAGCTAAAGGCATCATTGATGGAAGGTTACGAAGGATTGATTATCAGACAAGGTTTGTATGGATATGAAGATGGAAAAAGAAGCAACTCTTTAGTAAAATTAAAGCAATGTCTGGATGACGAATATCTTGTTGTAGATGTTGAAGAAAGCGTCGATGGGTGGGGCATATTGGTTTGTGAATTATATAATGGTGAAACTTTCAAGGTAACTGCTCCTGGTACTATGGCAGACAAGTACGCAGTGGCAGATGACCCAGAAAGTTATATTGGACAGTTTGTTCATGTGGAATATTTTGATTTAACTATAAAAGGAAAACCATTTCATCCTGTGGCAACACATTGGACAACAACAATTTAATTATTTGCTTCCTTTCCTAAAATATATCCAAGTATTCCTGGCACTCTAGTTGCTGGGTTGCTTGGATTAAATTTATCAATAATATTTTGATGCTGTTGCATTTGCATTATTTCTTTAAAAGTCTTTGGATTTCTCATTGCTTCTGACAATGCTTTTTTATGTTTGCCAGTAAGTTTTTCGAGAATGCCAAATGATAGCGCATTAGTAAGACCATAAGCTCCTGGAATACCTGTTGATGCAGCCGCTATTTCAGCGGGTGATCTAGCTAACCTTCCGCTTAAATCTTGCATACTACTTCCAACAATATCTCCACCAGAACCTGATCGTGCATGAGAAGATGCAGCCATACTTTCTGCCAAGGTTTTAAGCTTCCTAATGTCCTTTTTATCCAATACTTGTGTTATTTTTTTAGCATATCCTGGAATTTTATTTACGATATTGCTATCAGGATGAATAGCATTAGCAAAACCTGTTAAACTTTCTGTTGTTGCATTGTCATATTCAGATTGTGCTGGATATGCTTGCTTTTTAATTTCCTGCAATGCAACTGCCCTATTATATGGACGAGACGCATTTGCATAAGCATTTTGAGCCTTATTATATTCTGGAAAATTACTAGTCCTCCATGATTTAAAGTCTTTAATATTTTTTCGCACCTGCTCTTGATTTATTCCAGATAATGGATTTTTTGCATCTTCTAATAAATTGTCCAAAGCAAGCTTCATATGATGAATTGATTCTCCAGAAACATCTTCATTTGGTATTGTAGCTGGATAAGGTTTTCCATTTGGACCAACAATATTTGATTGTTTTGTGGCATTGCCATAAAATGAATCTATTACATCTTGTTTTAATGGAGTTCCCATATTTTCCATTTTTAATTTGTAATTTTCAAAAGCACTTCTTACTATTGGCCTTTCAGATAATTTTCTTAATGTTTGATTGATAGGAACTTTATTAGTCATTAATGGTTTATAAATTTTATTCCCTATATTTTCCATAATAACTTTTGATTGCGCTATGTTTTCTGGAGTAGCACCCATAGCATCTATAGCTGCTTTTCTAGCATTTACATTAGCTATTTCACGAAGTTGAAAATTTTGTGGATCAAGAACTTCTGCTTTATTTTGCATTGCATTTAATCCACCACTATTACCACCTAATTCGGCAGTCATAGGATTTACACCTTTTGGCCTAGATTTGATTAAATCATTTCTTATTACAGTTTTAACAATATCATCTGAATTTTCACCAAGAACTTTTTTAACAGTAGATTGAACTGATCTCTTTGCACCAGTTTCAGTAAATGAATCAATAAGTGTGTTGGCAATTTTTTGCGCACCACCTGCACCAAACATTGCCCCTCTACCAACAAATGTTCCTGCTGCACCTCCAATAAATCCACCTTTTGCAGATTCTTTTCGGTTATCATTTGATGTTGCAGCTCCAAATGCACTACCTTTAATAGCATTTAATAAAGCATCATATCCAAGATGTGAAGCTTTTTGGAGCAAATTTGCCTTATTCCCTAATCCTATATATGGCGCAACTGCTTCAAGTGGTAAAGATGATACTAAATCACCTATAAAATGACCAGTATATGCACCTGGTTGGCCTTCTGCCCATTGTGCTTCATTTTTACCACCTCCCGCTTGTTGCATTGCTTGCGACACAATATCAGCGGGAACTGGAATACCATGTTCTTTGGCAAGTTTTGCAATAGGATTGACTTCGCTTCCAAATAATCCTGCAATTCCAGATAAATTTTGAAACATCCTATTTCCAATTCCTTCCATCATTCCAGGAATAAAACTTTTATTGGCTTTTTTCTTAGTTTCAGGTTGTGGATCCCATGCTATTTCATCATCCCAAACAATATCGTCATTAGAAGCCATTATTTATACTCCCTAGTACCATCTGTATATTCAATAACTCGTCTTCCATCTTTAGTTGTTCCAGTTCTAGCAACTTTCTTTTGCTGTTCTTGTTGCTGTTGAATTGGTTCAAATATAGGTTGACCACCTTGGTTGCCTTTGAAAATAACAGTTGTGCCATCAGGTAGTTGTGTAGTTTCACCAATTCTTAAATTAGTTGGAAGACTACCTTCTGACACAAATTCTTTTTTAACAATGTTGCCAGTTTTATTTTGATCTTCAATAAATGGTTCTGGAAGTGTATTTCTATATCCTTTAGAATAAGCATTTTTATATTGCTTGTTTAATTCTTCCATATGTTTTTTCAATCCATTTAATCTTGTTATTATTGCATCTGGCGTATCAGTTCTAATGTCTGGAATAAATGGTTTATATAGCTTTTGCTCACCAGCTGTTCCTGTTGCACCAGCTAAACTGTGAAATTGAATACCACCAATTCTTGCAACTTTTGCTCTAGCTTCAACACCTTCTGGATCAATATATTGACCAGCTATTTCTCCTAACCAAGTAGTAGGACCAAAATGCTTTTTGTTTTTTTCTACAGTTTTTATGGCATCATTTATTTCATTTATACTTGCTTGGTTTGAAATATATTCATCAACATGTTTTGTTGGTACTAAAGGCAATTTTAAATCTTTTTGCTGTTGTAAAGCCAATTCTCTAGCCTTTTTACGATCTTCCGCTTCTTGCAATCTTAATTCATAATTGCGTCTGGCTAAATCTTGGCTAGATGATTCAAAGTTTAAGCGTTGTTCTCCACCATAAGGCTCAGTGCCTTTTAATGTTTGCATACGTTGAAGCAATACTTGGTCATAAGGAAGTCCAGAAGATGTTGGCATTCCTGATATAACACCTGTTTCTGGATCACGATTCCAACCTACTGGAACACCAACTCTTTCTTTTGCAGCTCTTACAAGTGGGCCAGCATTTGGATCTTGCAAGTTCTTTTGCATCTCTGTTCTATTCAAATCTGGTTGAGAGCCTTTGAAAAGATACCCTAATCCACTTATACCTAATTTTTGCAACTCTGGATTTTTTGATTTAATCAAACCACTTAAACCCTTATATTGCTCTTTTCGAGTGTCGTTCTTTTCAGTGTCAATCAAGTTATCTAATAAACCACCATAGGCAGAAGAAACTTTTTTGGCATTATCTTGCTCTGCCTTATCTTCTACATATTGTTTGAGCAAACCACCTACAATTTGCTTCCCTATTCCTGACCCCATTTGACCCATTTGTGGTAAATTAACAGGCTGTTGTTGCTGCATTGGGATATTAGGCATTTGTGGCGCACCTCTTTGGCCACCAGAAATAAATGCCAATAATTCACCAGGAACATTATTATTTACTGGAGTTCTTTGTTGCATTTTTTGATTTAAAATATCCTCAATGCTAATCATTTTATTGGCCCCTAAACATAATTTGTTTCATAAAATCTGGGATACCGGCATATGGATCATTTTGCTGCTGCCCACCAAATCCTGGCAATTGCATCATTCCAGGCATTTGACCACCTTGTTGTGGTTGAGACATATCTTGCATTTGCATAGGATTTTGTTGTTGCTGTTGCTGGCCTCCGCTTTGTCCTATTCCTTGCTGTAACATATCGCCTATCCCACCCATTATTCCACCTTGTCCTTGAGCAGCACCTTGAGTACCGGCACCTGAGCCAAACATAGAATCTGTTACACCACTCATACCATTAGATGCACCTTCTAATCCTGACGCACCTGCTCCAGCTGAACCACCCATCGCTCCTCCAACAGCGCCTCCTAGATATGCTTTTAACAATGTTCCTACTATGCCAGAACCTCCATAACCTGAAGCATCACCAGTCTTTTGTGCCTGTTCATACCCTTTTGAAGCTGAAGTTCCAAGACCTACTTTATTCAATATACCAGATATTAAGGCCATCATTTCACCTCATAATAATCGCTAGGAATCAACTTAGCTTTTGATGGTGTTTTAATTGTTTCATCAATTGCCAAACTTGCAGTTCCTTTTTGATGGCCTTCTATATCAAACCAATCATGACCAACTGTTGAAGGAGGAACACCATTTAACCACTTCTGAACTGATATAAAGCATCCACCTTGATCACCAGAAAATGCCTTGTGCATTGATGAAGGGAATATTCTAATGTGGTCTAACAATGCTCTATTTTCGTGTCTGCATCCATCAACTTCAAATGCTAATTCACCACCAATATGAACTTCATAACTATCAACATTGGGATGACAATGTGATTCAATAATGGCATTTGGTGCCAAATTAAATAATTGAACTTGATATTGACCAGAACGATATAAAACAATACCACTTATCTTATCAGCAAAATCCATACATCCATCTTTAGGAGTATTGATAGGTCGTAAAGTTAACCAAAAATGCAAAAATGCTGTAAGCTCACAAAATGGAACATCACTATTAAAATCAATCATATTCCACCTCCACCAGATTTTGAACTTGATGATCCACTACCTGATCCAGTTCCTGACCCCCACCCTGATCCTTGTCCAGTATTGGTAACAATTGGATTGCCTAATATATTTGCATATTGACCCAGAGCTTGCCATGGCATCATGCCTGGGGCAAATGAGCCCATACCTAAGTTTTGAATGCCACCAGCATTAGATAAACCACCAGTCATAGCATTTTGTTTTCCAGATAACATTCCTTGCATCATTTGTTGCCGTTGTAGCGTGTTTGTATCCGCTTGCTGTGCGATACCTAACTTATTGCTCAGATCCTTGTCAAACGTCTCATACCCTGTCTTGGCAAGGTTCTGTTGCAGGTTTTGATTTATGTCACGCATACCTAAGCCTTCTGCGACACCGTGTCGTGAGCTACCGCTCATCCCAGCGCCTGCTGCCCTAGCATCTAGGTTCGATAGCATTTGTTCCTGTGCTTTCTGTGCATCCTGCATATATGTCCCTTTCATTGCATCCGCGTAGTTATTGCCCTGCCCTCCCATCATTTGAGCATATATCTGACTAGTTTTGCTAGGATCATTCATAGACTGCTGTAATTGATTTTGAACAGCGGCAGAATCAACTCCAGCATAAGCTCCACCTTTCAGCTGATCTTGCAATGCCTTTCCACCTTGATCTCTAATCATGTTCATATATTCTTGAACACCTGGAATTTGGCTATTCATATTGCCCATAGTGTTGCCAAATAAATTGCCAGCTTGACCATATAAATTACTTAGGTATTTTTTTTGAAAATTTGCAATCTGTTGATTAAAATTATTGGCATTACCATAGTTTTGATTAAAATTATACAAATTGCTTGAATTACCGCTTGAACTTTGCCCACTCATTTTATTTACTCCACAATCTTTTTAATAACAAAATGGGACTCAGCCCAGCCAAAGTCTTTCAAAACTCTTTTCCATGATTCTCTTGTGCTAAAACCTCGCATTTCTTGGCATCCTAATTCTTTTGCTAATTGGTCACAATATGCAAGAAATGATGGCCCCCATTCAAATGCTTCATTGCCACCAACAACTGGTATTAGCAATGCTTTCATGCCACTATCATATGTACATACTTCCACAGTATTGACTGCAATAATCTCAGAACCTTTTACAATAGCAATAAAACAACTTTTGCCAGATAAAGCCTTTTCTTTAACAGACTCAACTGTTATCTCCCCAGCGGAAGCATCAACAACTCTTGCAACATGTGGCTCAATTTTATCCCACAAAACATTTAACAATAATGCAGGAACCATAGTAATCGAATAATTCATTTTAACATCCTCTTTTTGTCTTTTT